CCGATAACACCCTTACCACTAACTTAAACCAAGAGATCTCCGATCGTCAGACTGCAGTATCTTCCGAAGCTACTTTGCGTGCAAATGCTGACGCAGCATTGGAAAGCAGCAAAGCTAGCCTCTCTGGCGCAAGCTTCACTGGTGATGTTTCCGGAACTAACTTGACCCTTAGCGGAAACCTTACCGTTCAAGGTACCACCACCAGTCTTGAGACTGTTAACTCCCAAGTTAAGGACTCCTTGATGCTCTTAAATGATGGAGCAGCAGACTCAACCAACAACGCAAACGACCTCGGTCTTATCATGGAGCGTGGAAGCGCTGACGGTGGAAATGTTGCAATGGTATTCGATGAAGGGCTCGACAAGTTCGCGTTCTACAAAACCAGTGCAGCAGCTACTTCGACCGACATCACTGGAGACGACTCAAGCGCTGAGCTAGTCGACATCAAAGTAAGCGATGTATACATCGGCGATGACAATCTTGGTTCCTTGGCAGAATTTGTAGCCGCACTCGGCTAATCTTCCTCCCTACACTACCAGACATTCATGACTTGAACGGGGGCTGGAGGCGCTGTCTTCCAGCCCCTTTTCATCTATGCGCCTAGTATTCACACTCTTTGTTCTGTTCTTAATTGCAGCTCTGGCATGCCTAGCCTCCTCATGTAGTATGAAGACATTCGCCCCGACAGCTTTAGGTGCGACCGGAGGAGCGGTAGGATCTCTTGCTGGTCCAGGAGGTGCATTTGCTGGCGCTGGACTGGGAGCAGCCGCGGGGCAGATAATAAAAGAGAGCGATACCGTTAAGTCTCAAGCAGAAAAAATAAAAGCATTGAGCGAAGGAGATGTCGCCAAGCTTGTAGAATTGAAACTCAAAGAAGAAAGAGGATGGTTCGAGAAGACGATAGATGGGGTGTACGACATCCTAATGATCGCAGCCCTGGCGATGGGGCTATACGCGGTATTCAATTTCTGGCACGGGCGGAAGCTCGCGCGAAAAATAAACGGCGGACGAAAATTTTATTACGATATATGACCATGACAGACAACGCAGCATTACTAGGATGGACAGGGACGGTAGCGACCGTATCCATTGGACAGTGGAACGAGGCAATCGCTTGCGTATGCGGTGTGGTTACTACGATATACATGATTACGAAACTCATCCATTTAATTAGAAACAAGAAAGACTAGATCATGGCATTTAAACATTGCGAAGGTTGCCCCAAGGAAAAGAAAGCACTGTGCGAAAAGTTCAGAACTTGCTTAGCAGAAAAACCAAGCGGATCAGCTAAGAAAGGTGAGAAAAAGCCTGTTAAAAAAGGCACATACGGCTGATTTAATCAAATTTACAGCCTTTCTTAAATAAATCTGGCAAAATGCCTGATTTAAAAGGCTTTCCAACCGGTTACATTTTTGTAATCCAAAGTATATCTTCGCGATATGGAAACATCGATCGCGGAGGTTGAATCCCCGCAAACTACAGAGGAACAGTTCAGCATTGAGAACGCGTCAACTGACGATATTCGTAATGCATTAGGAGTAACGCCGGAGACTCACGACCATCAGCCCGAGCCCGTAGCCGAGGAGCAAATCCCGGAGACACAGGTCACAGGCCCTGAGCCGGAAGTCGAAGAGCTTCAGCCGGAAGCAGAGGCAGTAGCCCCTGAGTCCGAGATTGAAGAAACCGAAGAAGAAAAACTTGGTAAGAGACGAATCCGTCCTCGCAACGAGTTAGATCAGCAAGTCATCGATCTTTATAGATCTGAAGGATTTAGCGGATCATTCGCCGACGCATCCCGAATCATTTACGGACAAAGTGCAGAACCAGCCCCTCAATCTATTTCGCCCAACCAGGAGCAAGTCGAGGCGACCGAGCCCGACCCAATCAGTGGCATAGATAAAGAAGCTGACGACATTCGCGCATCCATTTTGGAGCTTGAAGGAAAAGTCGAGAAAGCAGCCGAAGACCTGGAGACCACGGAAGCCTTACGGCTTCAGCGTGAGATCATGAAGCAGGAACTTCAGTTGCAAAACTTGACTCTCCGTAAACAGCAAATGGAGCAGGACAGAGAGCAGCAAGTTTATCAATCCCATCGTAGTAAAGCGATGGAAAGCCGCGACCGAGTCTACGAAAGATTTCCTCAGCTGCAGGATAAGCAATCCGTTTATCGTAAGCAGTTTGATGATTTTGTATCGCAGGCTCAGTCCGACCCCGACTACGCCGCAGTCTTTGAATCACCACGATGGCCAGAACTCATAGCAAGCGAATTTGCTTCGATTAACCCGATGCAGCAGGCACCGCAGGCCCAGCCCGCTCCAGCTCCTCAGGTTCCTCAGCAAACCGCTCCGCAAATGGGTACACAGGCCAAAGTATTGACGACTGGGACTACGGCACAACCTGTAAATACTCCCGCTACTCGCGAGGGCTTACTTCAGCAGCTTCCCAATATGAATACTAAAGATATTTATTCTCTCTTGGGATCACCTGGTGGAGCACAGCCTTTAAGATAAGCGGGGAAAATAAAACCCTTAATTATCTACTAAAATGGCAGAAAAAAACTTCCCTGCAAACAGCACTGCTGCTGGACTCTCCGGCAACAATGTTGATTTGATTCAAAACACAACTTCATACGCAGATCTTCTTAAAGGCGACAGCCAATCCGATTTGCGCTCACGCCTCTGGTCCGAGCTTGTTTCTCGTGACGCCAGGGAAAAAAACGTGTTCGCAAAATTCATCGGAGGTGAAGGAAGCGGAAAACCTATTACCGAAAAACGCGACCTCTCCGCAGGTGGATCCGACAAGGTGACTTTCACCACTGTTGCTCCTATCCGTGGACAAGGTGTACGCGGTGAAGAAATCCTCAAGAACTCAACCGAGACTCTTGACTTCGGAACCTTCTCCGTTGAAATCGACCTCGTTCGTCACGCAGTTTCCTGGACTCAGGTTCTCAAGCTTATGAGATTCACCGGCAAAACCATCGACCAGCTTTCAGCTGAGGTTATGTCCGAGTGGATGTCCCGTACCGAGCAAGACCAGATCCAATACGCATTGCGTCAGATCTGTTCCGCAAAACCTACCGCCAATGTTATCTCTGGATACGGTACCGGTTCAAGCGGAGCTCTTAAATATGTTGACGGTCTTTCAACCGACATCATCCAAGAAGCTAAGCAAGCATTGATCGCTAATGGTGCTGAGCCAATGAACACTGGTGGAGACGAGAACCAAGAAATTCCTGGTTACTTATTCTTCGCACCAGACGCATGCTTACGCCCTCTGCGTTCCGACCCAGACTACTTGGAAGCAATTACTCAAGCCGACAGCCGTGGGCCAGACAACAAATTGTTCTCCGGAAGCTATGCTAAATGGGACAACAACATCATCGCTAACCACAATGTTCTGATCGACACCGCTCGTGGACGCCAAGGTTCGCCATTACTTCCTACCTACTACAACTTCGACACCTTGACTCAAACAGGTACCGATCTTGTTATCGGAGGATCTGACGGAGATTACACCGCAAACTTCCGTGGTGTATCGATCAACATCCCTGGTGGCGGAGGAGAAACCTTCGCAATCGATGCTGGAGAGAATTACATCTTAGCTATCGATACAGCAGGTGCATACAAACTGTATAAATACTCCGTTGGAGCTACTACTACTGTTAATAGCATAACCTTAACCGAAAAAACTGACACCTTGGTTGCGACCAAGACTGACGACGAATTCGCACAAGGTTCCTTATTCGTTCAAGCTAATTCGATCGGAACTCCTATCGGTTACGCATTGGCTATGGGTAAAGACGCTATGTACTTTGCTAAAGGTAAGATCTACGGTGAGCAAATCTTCCACTACGACGACTTCGCTAACTCCGGCAACGAAGCTCATTTGAGCGCTGTTGGTGTTCAGTCCGTCTATGGTATGGCTGCTCGCAAGGACACTCGCGGTCGCGTTCCTGCAGTACAGCTCATTGAGACTGTTCGTCAGGTTCCTGGCTTGTCCCTGGTTCAATCGTAAGGTCTATGCCTAACAGGATTTTTACAATCCAACCCTAAAACTCGGCCTCTCCTCTGCGTAGCGGGGGAGAGGCTTTTTATATAAAAAAGTCATGAAAATTATAATTATTGGTAAGAGAGATCAGATGGGAACCACGCCATCCATGCGTGTAAAAGGTATGAGCCAAGTGCGCTACAATTTTATATGGGATAGCAAATTAGGCATTATGCATATGAGCCCAAAGACCAGAAGGAAGTAAACGATATATTTCGGACACAGGGAAAGCTATATCGTACACTGTTTTTTTCCGTCTGGCTCGATGAGGAGCCGGAAATTCCGGAAGCTAGGATCGTAAAAGAAGGAATGATCAAACAATCTCTGGCTGAGGCAGAGGTCGAAAGCACAAAGCCGAAACCGAAGGCCAAAGGCCGTAAGAGTCAACCGGTAGAGAAAGAAACACAGCCTGCGTAATATGTTACAATGGCCGCCATTACATATTTAGATCTCAAGGATCAGCTTGCGTCCATGCTGGGCGCGAGCGAAGTAGCTGAACTGCCTGTATCTGATCAAAAAAGGGTCGGCATTTGTATCAATCAAGCGTACCGCGAGTGCTACCTGCCTATCGATGGGAAGCGTCCTATGTGGGCTCAGAAAAAGTTTACTTTAAACTATGAAAAAGAGCAGGCCGGAGCAAGCCTTCCCTCTAGCGTAGTATCTGTAGATAAAATACCTGAGCTTGTGGGTGAAGGTCCTCTTTCTCCGATGAAGGGGCCTGAAGATGAGATTAAAGCGCGTGCAATTTTTAGCTGGGACTTTCGAGCACCTAGCGGACGAGGTCTAAACTTTCCTCAGTTCAAAGACAACGAACCAGAAATAGGGCGCCCGATTTGGTACTATTTAGATAATAGAAATATTGGCGCGGATAAAAAAGTGGTGCCGCGATTTTATCTATACCCCATACCTGACAAGCCGTATACAGTTGAGTTGTACGGAAATATCGTGCCTACAGAACTATCATCAAACTCAGACCAACCGAGAATCCCGTCTGACCTGGTATGGGACATTCTCTTTCCTATTGCCCAGGGAAAAATGCTCGCAGATCCCAGATATAACGGAGACAACCGCGAAATCCTTATGCGAATTGCTGATGAGGCGAGAAAAAGACTTAGGACTTTAATATCTCCTCAAAAGCACAAAGGCTCGCTCCGTTTAACCAAGCGTATAGGCTGGTAATTCCATGAGCAGAGACCTGACAATCAGGCTGCTCGGCCGCCCGCAGGTATCTACGGATAAACGCACTGGGTTTAATAAAATTTCCAGGCGCTATGTCGTCGAGGGACCACGGGCAAGTAGGGCAGGGATTGAGGATGCGAACAACCCGCTCTTCCTACCAATCGGGTCTGCGGATGAGGAATTTACAGACTATTATTTAATCGAGCAGATTCTCTCTCCTGCGAGCGGTACGCTCGATAAAGCATATCTTGTTCGGGAGTATTTACAGATTAGTACGAGCGCGATCCAGGAAGCTTATACGCAGACCAATGATTTGATTCGTGTACGCAAACGGTTTGCTGTTCTTCGCAATGATGATGCGACCCTAGGGTACGGAACCTTGTGGGATTCTGTAAATGACAAGCATCCGATAACAAATCCAGCATACATTGATCCATGGGAGTATGCACCTAGCTGGATAAGATCTTCAGCGCCAGGATCTAAAAATTATAATGTCGATAATGCGGATGCAGACCATGGATTTACTGATACTCCGAAGGTAGGATCCGAA